CGTCAAGTGGACTCTCTCTACCTACGTAAACGCAGCAAGTGGCTAATGAAATTCAAGCCTAAAAAAACAGACGTCTACCCTATATGGGATGTAGTAGAGGCCGTCTCAGAAGCTGGCCACCCTTTAGGAATGGTAGGGGCCTTCTGGTGTCGGGACTCTGAAGGTACCCCTTTCAAAGTAGGAGCTGGTCACCTAACTCACCCTCAACGTCGAGTCTGGTGGAAAGAGTTTTTAAACACAGGTCTTAAAAACTATGAGCTAGAAATCGAGTATCAGACTTTCTCTTCTAAAGAAAAAGTCCCTCTCTTCTCCAGAGCCTTAACAGTTATTCCAGGAGAAGGTTTAAAGATGATCATCCCTTAGGACTACCTAGCTTAGTAGAAGTTTGTTGCTTATGTGAAAAATTCAACCAAGCAATCAGCCCACAAGGACCACTATGCCAACTATGCCAACTCTGCCAACTCACACTCCCGGTAGGCCTAAAGTCTACGTAGTCAACAAGGGCACGCACGACTACTCTAAGGCCACCACTTATGGCGACCTAATCTACCTAACCGAGGGTTACTACAACCTCCTCTCTATAGGTAAGATCTATCGCACTATTTTACCCGTCCTTAAGCAGTCCGGTCCGGATGACCTTATTCTTCTCTGCGGACCTACCATAATGAACTCTTTAGTCTGCTCAATGATGGCCGTCAAACATGGCCACCTAAACCTTCTCCTCTTTCTAACCTCAAGAGAAGGTACAACTAACTATCGCAAACGTACCGTTTTGCTTAATAACCTAAAATAAGGAGCCCACCAGATGAAAAAAGACACTTACCGTAAAATAGTTTCCCTCTACCACGAAGGAATAGGCGAATCTACAGTCGTCCTTTGTATCCTCCAATCCGTCCTAGGTAACTCCACCATAGAGTTCAGGGAAGCAGCTCAAACCATCTCCCAATTTTACCGGGAAGTAATCCTTCCTAAGGAAGTAGCCGTACATTACAAAGTAGATTCAAGACACAATCTCCTCTTGGAAAAGATATAAAATGAACCTTCCCATTATAGGTCAAGAAGCAGTCTGTCCAGATGGTCTTGGAAGAGTTGTTGCCTATCTCATTGATAGTATAGGTGGTTGGATTCAAGTAGCTACCTACGTCAACAACAGAGAATATAAATGGGATGTTAACAGTGTACAACTAGTCAAAATAGAACCTTTAATTGACATAATAGTTAGACTTGATAAGGAGAGAACTCAGTGAACTTGCAAGACCTTAACCTCCCAGTCCCTTTTCATCCTTCTCAGGAAGTCTTGGACTCCACCAAGCTCAAGGCCTTCCAGGAGTGTCCACGCCGCTTCTTCTACGAATACGTACTAGGCTGGCGTCCTTCCCACCCTAACAACCATCTCTACTTCGGACAGTGCCTTCACAAGGCCATGGAGCACCTAATCCTCAACGGCTACCGTACTCAGAGCGTTATGGACGCCTTAGAACTCTTCAACTCTGAGTACCGCCTAGTCTTCTCTCCCGAGACAGACGAGATCTTCTCTCCTAAAACTCCTGGTCGTTTCTTCGACATGTTAATCAGGTATATAACCAAAGAGTACCCTGACGACCCTGAGCGCTACACCGTATACAAAACCGAGTTCGGTGGCACCGTTCAACTCTCCGACTCGCACCTGGACAAGTTAGCCTTCAAGATGGACACTGTACTCTTGGACAATCTTACTCAGAAATACTGCTCCCTAGAGCACAAGTCCACTGCTTCAAACTTCATCTCAGACAACTACCTCTACGACTTCATCCTCTCCACCCAAATAGGCACCTATACTCATGTCCTCAACTGTTTAGTCCCACCTGAGGGCGTCACCGGCATCATAATAAACTGTCTCTGCTTCAAAAAGACCAAGTCGCCTGACTTCATCCTTAAACGCCTCCCTATCCAGCTCTCTAACTCCCAAATGTACGTATGGCTGGAGACCACCAAGAGGCTTCTGCGTACCATCTACGCCGAGTACGAGCACCTTAGTGCCTCCACGGACTCCCAGGACATCCTTACCTGCTTTCCTATCAACTCTACCTCCTGTACCAACTGGAGCCGGGTCTGTACTTACATGCAACTTTGCCTGGGATGGCAGAACCCTCTTCAACACCTCCAGCGAATCCCAGCTGATCTGGAAGTCTTCTTCTGGAATCCTCTTGAAGAAGACTTAAGAGAAACCCTAACACTTTAAGGAGGCTACTAAAACATGTCAGAAGCTCTCATCCTCAATCCCACAATCTCCTCTCAAGCTTCTTCAGAAGCCGAGACACTCTACAAAGGTCAGAAGTCCATCTTTGTAATGGCCATAGGAGAAAGTGGACGTGGAAAGTCCTACTCTCTCCGCAACCTTCCTCCTACTACTACCTTCCTAATTAATGTAATGGGTAAGATTCTCCCCTTTCCTTCTGGTCTCTCCTACAAACTCGGGGAGAATATGTTCATCTCTCATGAATCCTCCTCTATTTGTCGTCAGATGATTGAGGTCAATCGTAACCCTACCTTCACTAACCTAGTCATAGATGACGCTCAATATGTAATGGCTATGGAGTTTATGGCCAAGGCCCTTATCAAGGGCTATGATAAGTTCAACCAGATGGCTCAAAACTTCTGGAATATCCTAACCTTAGCTCCTAAACTTCGTGGAGGCCTTAAGGTCTTTCTTCTCTGTCATGAGGAAGATACCGGCACCAAACGTAAAATGAAGACCTTAGGCAAAATGTTGGATGACAAAGGAACTCCTGAGGGCCTATCAGCTATCACTCTGTGGAGTGAGTTGGCTATCATGGAAGGACAGCGTCGCTACTACTTCGACACCCAGAGTGACGGCATGACTACTGCCAAGTCCCCCTTCGGGATGTTTCCTGACCGCATTCCCAACGACCTCAATCTTGTCTCTATGCGTATAGACGAATACTACAAAGGCGTGAGTCTTGAAGACTCCAAACTACCACTAACATCCTAACCACCTAAGGAGGACTCACAAATGGACCTAGAAACTATTAAAAATAGCACACAATCTATACACTTAGAGGTAGAAACTGTACCTGCACTTAAAGATAGGTGGGGCGGCTATAGTATAGGGTTTGTAGTAGATGGTATTTACTGCAATGACATAGAAGTAGCTGTAAACTATTTAAAGGAAGTCTTAACCGAAATGAAGGAAACCGTCGAAAAACTTGTAGAAACCAGAGAAGAAGCAGAAATTAATCTTAATAACTAAACAACTAAAAAGGAGATTTACCAATGGAAGATCTTAAAGACTATCCTAACTACCAAGAAGGCGACTCAATCCTGGACATCGACACCTCAGACGCCGTAAAACCTGCCGCCGTCGAAGCCGGCGAATACGTGATACGTATCACTGGTCAACGTAAGGCAACAGACTCCAATGGTGTTCAGAAAGTTGTCCGCACCGGAGACACTGGCAACCAATACTTTATCATAACCTTCGACATTCCTCTTGAAGAGACATCAAAAGGTTTCAGTAAAATCTTCTCAGTTCCATTCGAGTCTATGGAACCTAAACGTAAAAACTCTGTTAAGTGGGCTATTGAGGAGTTCAAGAGATGCTTTGATCTCATCGACCTCAACTGGACCGCCATGATAGGTAAAACAGGCTATGCACTTCTATCTAAAGTAGACAAGGGTGAGTATGGCGAACAGAACGAGGTTGTTAAGTTTCTTGTCCCAGCATTTTAATTACTAATTATAGGTAGTAGGAGAAGACTTGCTTTGTGGAATTTTTCATGAGAGCAAGTCTTCTTCTAACTATTAATTTAGGAGGTGCCCGCACATGAACATCCAAGAAGCAATAGCGTGGTTAAGGGTGAGCGATCAATGACAAATATCGTTTCGCAGGTTCCTTTTGAAACATGGCAAGTCAGAATAGCCGAGGCTGATGCTGCCATGGTGCAACAGGCGTACTGGGTTGCCAGGGCACATAAAGAAGAACTTTGCATAACGCAGAAATAACCAGCGGCGGCAAACATGCCCCGCTAAAACCACCGCGTGTCCCCGCCGTCTGCGTTGATGCGCTTGTTGGGCGATTTGCCCGGAACCTAAATTTTAAAGGTGAAAAGTATGAACGAAGCATGTGTAAAAGCGGCCAGGGAACCTGTATCTCACGAAGTTATATCTTACGCCTCACGCCTTGCCTCTATCAGCGATGAGTTGGCGGAACGGGTTGATTCCCGGCTGTCTCCGGTGGCTAGACAATCTTGCCCTAAGCCTGAAAGCGGGCAGATAAAAGAGACTCGAGAATACCCGCCGCTGTTTGATGAACTCCGGGGAAACCTGTTCCGTATTGAACAGGCCTTGAAGGACATCAGCGACACCATTGATAGGACTGAGTTGTAATTCAACTGTTGACGCTACCGGGCGGTTGCAGATTACGCCGCCCAACGCCAGAGTGCAGCCGCCTGACGCGGACTTATCGCGGCAGGTCGGCTGCAACGACGGGTTAGGGGGCTGACGCTCAGAAAGGTTAAAAATATGGACGCTGAACGAACTGCTGCACAAATGGCCGAAGCACTCCAAACGGGAGGTCTTGCGGTTGGAACAGATCGGACGCCGAAGTTTGGCGAATGGCTGCGCGGAATATGGGCATCACCAAGCAATCCAATACGCGATGGCCGGTATGTCCGAACCGTGCGGCGCACCGGAATATTGAACCCAGGCACGTTTTACGAGCTGACCGATGGGCAAGGGAAGTTCTGGCAGTTTGAGGCCAAGGCAACGGTATTCATTGAGGCCCCTAACGACCCAATTAAGCAGCGCCGTCAGGGCACAATAAGGAGAAGTGTAAAATCTGTGGAACGGCTGATTTAATGTACCGGATGCGAGCTGTGCTTTTACAGATTGATGACAGAGTAAATATTACCAATCTAGATGGCGGAATACGTAAGGAAGTTGATGCTCTTCTTGGCCGTATATAATGCAAAGTTAACAATAGGAGATAGAAATATGTACCGTCCTAGACTTTCAACTGAACTAACCCCTACTCAGCATGCTCATCTCCTAAACATCCTCCCCTTTGGCCTCCAGAAGCCTCTCTTCCAAACTCTGGTCAACGGTGTTATTGAACTTTATGAAAGAGGAGGAGTAGAAG